TTTATATTAAAAAAATAAATTTTATAATATATATACTAATATTTTTTAAGAAAAAATTTTTTATTTTTATGGAGCAAGAAAATATTCCAATAAGAGAAACACCAAGGCAAAGGCAAGCCAGATTAAGGAGAGAAGCCAAGCAAGCAGAAAGAGTACTTAAGGAAGCACGAAAACAGGCAAAAGAACAGAGAAAAAGAGATTTAAAGATAGCATTAGAAGAATTTAAAAGAATCAACGGAGTTAAGACAAACTATATTTCGAGAGTTAGATCATACTTTGCGAGAAGAGGTTTAAATTATACTACATTAGAGGTAGAAAATATTCTTCTAAGAGATTATCTTCCACTTCCAGAGTGGACAGAAGAGGATGAAGAATATCCTATAATAGATGCGGGAATTATTAATGAATCAATGAAATATACAGAGAAATTGTTTGACAGAGCAAATGTAAAGTGTTATTTCTGGAGAGTGCCAAGAGAAGATGCTATATGGTTTGTAGAAGATAATTTACCTGAAATATTTGAAATTATGTATAAATTATTTGAAAAAGTTCCTAATGGTTTTTATATGTGTTTCGCTCTAAAAGGTTTTGTATGTAATACAGAGGTAAATTTTGATAATGAGGAGGGAAGAATGAAGAGAACTATAACTGCATATTCTGACCAACAAAAAACTATCTGCAAAACAATTTTAAATGATAATATAGATGAAATTTTTAAAGATGTTCAAAAAAGTGGATACCTTGAGATACAGTCAGATATGATGTGTGTTATAAATGAAATTCAAGTATTATTTGAGATAGATCAAGGAGGTAGACAAATAGAGATTAATGAAGAATTAAAAAAGAAATATAAAATATTTAATCCTACAACTAATAATAATTGTGGTCAAAAATGTTTAGAAAAATATAATATAGAAAGTAGAAAGGGTTTTATGAGTATTACAGATATTAAATCATATAATCCGCCTGTTCCAGTATTTGAGAACTTAAAAAAAGTAGGAGATGCAAACGAATTTATACTATTATTAAATAACCATTTTATAATTTGCAAGTCAAAATTACTAATAAAACAAGAAAAATTAGACAATATGAAAACTAATAAATATAAAAAAGATAAAGAAGAAGAAGCAAAAGAAACTATTGAAAATTATAAAGTATTAGTTTTCGATATTGAAACAGAACAAAAAGAAATTGATTCAAAAATATATCATATTCCATATTTAATAGGATTTGCACACAAGAAGGGAGAAGAATATATTTATAATTCATATTGTGGAGAAGATAGCACTGAAAAATTTATATCTATGTTAAGAAGAAAAAATTATACACATTTAGTAGGATTTAATTCTGGTAGTTTTGATTACATATTATTAAAGAAGGAAATTATGAAACAAGGGGGTAATTTAATTGAATATAGATCAGGAGCAAATAAAGTTATGAGAGGTAGAATAATTATTGATAAAAAGACAATAGAAATAGTTGATTTACTAAATTTTACAAATGGTACATTATCATCAAATCTAAAATCTTATAACTGTGAAGTATCAAAAGGTACTATAGATTATAATAAAATCGGTAAAGATAATTCTGAAGAGTTTAAAAAAGATTTGATTGAATATTGTAGATTAGATGTAATCGGAACTTATCAACTATATGAAAAGTTAGAACTTCCATATACTGAACGAGGAATTATTTTTCTCGATTTATTTACAGCATCTCAGGGATCTATGCAAATATTAAAACATTTTTGGAAAATTAATAATTATGATTTGCCGCAAATGATGAAAAAGGAAATGAGCGAATATTACAGAAGAGGTAATAACGGAGGTAGAACTGAAGTTTTTAAAAGAGAGTTTAAAAGCAGACAATACGACGATATAATGAAAGGTAATTTAAAATATGAAGATGTTGATCATTATATGGAGTCTCCAGATGCTAATAGTTTGTATCCTTGGGCAATGCGAAATTTTAAATATCCAACAGGAAAGCCAAAGTTTACTTTAAAATATATGAAAGATAAAATTGGATATTATGAATGTAAAGTAACTAAACCGAAAGATATAAAATATCCAGTATGCAACGATAAAATACACAATTCATATAATTTATTTGATATTGATAAAGTTGTATATAATAGTGTTGATATTGAGCAAATGCGAAAATATGGGTATAAAGTTATTATAAAGTCAGGTCATTATTGGGAAACATCAGAATATATATTTAGAGATTATATAGACGAATTTTATAATATTAAAAAGAATAGTAAAAAAGGAAGCCCGCAATATGGGAATGCTAAATTAATGTTAAATAGTATATACGGAAAGACATTACAAAGAACAAAAAATGAACTATTTTTTACAATAACAGACAAAGAAGAAATAGTAAAAGCAAAATTAGAAAATAAAAATGGAACTTGGACAATGGAAGCAGACATCGAAAATGATTTGTTATTATATGCTTTCAAAGGTGATTTAGGAGATTTCGTAAGAGAAATGCCACATTTAGGAGGTTTAGTTTTATCTTATTCAAAAACAATAATGTATGAAATGATAACAAAAACCGATCCATACTATACAGATACAGACAGTCTATACATTGACAATAAATATCATGATTGTCTTAAATGGGGTAAAGAGTTAGGAGATTTTTCTAATGATTATGATGGTAAAATAATATATGGGGCTTTCACTGCTAAAAAGGTGAAATATATTGAATTACTATTACCAAATGGAGAAATCGAACAACACTTTACAGGTAAGGGATGTTACACAGATTCTTTAACTAAAAATGATTTTAAAACAATGTTAAAGACAATACCTATTCAAAATGTAAGACCTTTTAAATTTGTTAGAAACTTAAATGATGGAACAGTTGAACATGTAATAAATGACACTAAAACAATTAAAATGAACGATGGTAATAGATATTTTAAAAATAATAATGATTCATATCCATTAGGACATATAGAAACACCAAAAGAAAAAATAGAATGCAACACAAACGAAATAAGATTAGATAAATTATTTAATTAATTTTATATTAAATAAATATATTATTATAAATATATAAAAGAAAAATATTTTTTAAGATGTCTGAAATTTTAAGCGAAGTAAAAGTCGAAAAGAAGCCAAGGAAGAAATGGACAGCACAAAATCCAAGAAAAAAAAGAGTAGAAATTAATGAAAGAAAACCTTCAAAATATGAAGATGGATTACCATTTGATAATATTAGATATAAATATAATCGAACATATTATGAAAAAAATAGAGAAAAAATGTTAGAAAAGATGAAAGAAAAATATCAATCAAAATCTAAAAAAATTAAAATTAATAATGCTATCAATTTATTAGTTGATGAAGGTATTATTGAGGTATAAAAGAAAATTCTTGTGTTCCAGAATAAGTCATTACACCAAATTTGCTAACACAGAATTCAACAGTATTAATAGCACTTGCACTATTACTTTGAATACTAAATGCTAATATTTCTTCATCAGGAGCAAATGGTCCAACATTAGAACCAGCAACAGGAGATAATCCCATATTATTTAATGTAAATCCATAATGTGAAGGGGTAGGACAAGTTCCGCTTAAATTAGCAAAAGGACAATATCTCGTATTTGCAACAGGTGTGACGGTTTGATCGAAAATATAAACTCTTTTTGACCTATACCACGTAGGGTCTCCAGTTTGTGGCTTAGTATAAATAACAATAAAACCTGTATTATCATTAGATGTAGTTAATCCATTAAAATAATACATATATAAACCCAAAACATCGGCAACAACCATACCAACACTACCACCAATATACCAGTTTATTTTTTGACTCGCAACGGTGTTTTTAAAATACCATGAAGGAGTGAATGCATATGTATTAATAATTGTGCTTGTGGGGGCAGTGGGTGCTTTTCCATCAGCATATATAGCAGGAGATATATTTTGATTAATTACATTAGTTTGTTTAATTTTTAATTTTGAAATATTTGAAAGGACTGATTCACCTCCGAAAGTTAAATCACTTGCAGATAATATAGCCTGAGTAGTAGATGATGTAAAAATTAAATTAGGATTATCAGGACTATTGTTTATTTGTGTATTAGTAGCACTATTATAAACAAATCTAAATGCCTCGTGATTTAACGACGATGTGGATAAATCATAATTAACACTTATATTATCTGAATTCATATAAGCAGTTGAACCATTAGCAACAATAGAAATCTGGTCTTTTTCTAATGTATTAGTTCTATTATTTCCTGATATAACTATATTATTAGAAGTAGATATATATCCCTCTTTTCCACCATCCGAATAGGTTAAAATAGAATTATTGTAAACATTAGAACCTGTAGCCAATAAGAAATTGCTTCCATAAGGTGCAGGAGTAATTAAAATAGGAAGTGTTTCCCCAGTTGCTCCAGTATCTCCTTTTGATCCAGTTTCACCCTGTGCACCAGTCGCACCAGTTGCACCATCTAAACCATTAGCCCCAGTTGCTCCAGTTGCTCCTGTATCTCCTTGTACTCCAGTTTCTCCCTTAGCACCAGTCGCTCCAGTGTCTCCCATATCACCCTTTTCTCCTTGAGCCCCAGTTGCACCAATTTCTCCCTGTGCACCAGTTGCACCTGTCGCACCAGTAGAAGAAGCCGCTCCATCCTGTCCTCGTGCTCCTGTAGCACCAGTTTCTCCTTGTATACCTTGCACTCCTTGCGGTCCCGTTGCTCCAGTGGCTCCTCCCGCAGTCGTTTGTGTTGTACCATCAGAAAAAACTATTCCACCTGTTTGCAAAAATAATTCGTTTGTAGCGAGTCCAGTAGTTCCTGAAGTATCAAGTCTGAAAACACCGTTTTGTAAAATAGTTCTTATTGACATGTTTAAAAATTATTGTATTATATATTAAAAAAAATAATTTTTTAAATTAAATATATTCATTTGTTAAATTTACAACAAGTTCATCAGGACTAATTCCCTTACTTGTTATTAAATCATTATATTCATCAGTGTCTAAATCAGTAAAACTTGCACGACAAACAACATGACGGCCACAAGTTGAAACATTTGTATTATATGATTGATGCTGATATTCATTAAAATAAATTGGTTTCCCTGTTTCATATAATTCACTTAATAAATAAGGATTTTCTTGATGTAATTGTTTTAATGTTTTTTTAGTCAATCCTTTCTTCCATGCTTTAGAATCTGGTTTATTTCCGTATGAGTCATAACAATGGATACCTTGCTCGCTACCACTTGTTTTTAAAAAACATAAACACCAATGACCATATGTTTCTTTTTGTCTAACTAAAAATACAACCGCTTTTGATGGACTATTTCTTAATACATTCATTACACCTTTTTCTATTAGTTCTGAGTATGGCATCACTGGAACTTCGTTGTCCAATAGATAACTTATTTGCTCGTCTGTGAGTGAGACATTCATTTATTGCAATATAAGAAAATAAAATATATTTAAATTCTCTCATTATTATATATATAAATATATATTTAAAAAAAATGATTATAAATATTACTGCATCACCTAAAAAAAATAAAAGATTTCGTGTATATATGGACAATGGTAAACATTACGATTTTGGTCTCGATACTGGATCAACATATATTGACCATCACGATAAAAATAAAAGAATGGCTTATATTTCAAGGCATCTCGGTAATTTAAGCGAAAAAAGATTGATTGATAATTTAATTCCAAGTCCTGCTTTGTTTAGTATGGCTTTATTATGGGGAAGATATGATAACATTGAAGATAATATAAGATATCTAAATCAATTATGGCATGAAAAGCACTCATAAATTATCTTCTAACATTTCAACCGCTTCTTTTTGTGCTCGTTTTTTATCAATTATCGTTCTTTTTTTCAATGCTTTTTCAACTTCGTCATAATCATAAATACATGCTCGTTTTTCACTAATTAATATTTGAGGTGCACTTGTTTTTAAACAAACCCAACGACCCCAACCTTCTGCTTTTAAAGCATTTCTCATACCTTCAGGAACTCCTAAATGATGATGAAGCATATAAGTTAAATTTCTTGAACTACTAATTTTAGGAAACCAAACAACACTATTTAATTCTGTTAAAATCATTTTAGTCTGTTTTCCGTTTGCTGATCTATGACTAATAAATAAACAATTAATTCCTCTTTTTCTTCCCATTGTTAAAACTGATTCAACGACTGATTGAATTGCTTTTTCTTTTTTTTTTTCAGTGATTCCTTCAATATCATCGAATATAACAACACTTCTACCATTTGGATTAGTTAATTCATCTAATGCAGGTGGATCTAATGCGAATTCATCATCAACTTTAATTAATCTATGAGGAAAATTATATGCAGGGTCTTCTACATCGTCAGCACTTATAATAGTTATATATTGAGGTTCTGGATGAAACATTTCAATAAATACTTTACAATATGAACCACACCAAGTTGATTTACCACTTCCGGCTCCTCCTGTAATAAATATATTATCAACTAAATTTTCTCGTGTTTCTGGGCAAACTGTAAAATGTAATTCATTAGGTAATTCAACTAATTTATCACCTACATTTTCACCAACTTTTAACATTCCAATTGCTCCTTCGTATTCATCTTGAACAACTGCAACAGGTCTTAATCCTATTTCTCTTTTACCTAATGGCGATAAATGTAACATTATTTACTTGTAAATATTTTATTTAAAATATAATATATATATATAAATATATAAAATAATAATTTAAATAATGTCAAACCCTTCAGTTTTTTCTCTAGAAGTTAATCTTTCAACTTTAACTAATGGATTATCTAATGTTTCAAATCAAGTTAATCGTGCAGGAGTTATTCTTCAAAATCCACAAGATTATTATGTTTCAGTAACTAGAATGATAATTTGCACAAATAGAATTCCATTGTGGCAACCACAATTAAACACTGACTCACCATATAATGATGGATATAATACAATTTATTCTGTTTATTTAACATATAAAAATTTTAATTCTGGACAAGTATTTTTGAGAATTATAAATGATGATGAAACTGTATTACCTCCATCATCTCCTGTTACATCACAACCAATTAATGGATGGGGAAATGTATTTTCATATGATACAATTGCTCAAATGGTTAATACAGCAATTACAACTGCTTATAATACATTATCAATTTCTGCTGGTGGATTATTACCACCTAATCCACCATATCTTGCATGGAATCCAACAACAGAATTATTTTCTATGAATTGTTTCCCTATGTCATTTTATGACCAATCAAGCGGTAATGATGTTGTTAATATTTACTTTAATAATTGTTATAGACCTTATTTATTAGGTTGGTCAATTAATATTTTATCAAATTCAACAACAACACCAAATGGTCAAGATGTATTATTAGTTATAAAAAATAATGGTAATAATTATACACCACAACCAAGTCCACCAGAATATGAAGCACCAAATCCTTCTACTGTTATGATTCAAATGTCACAAGATATCACTGCACCATGGTGTTTTCTTGCTTTATCTAAAATTCAAGTTGTAACAACATTACCTCTTGCATATCCAACATTATCAGATTTACCATTAAATTTAGTAGGTTCTGCATTTAATAATCAAGTTACTCCAATTTTGATGGATTTCTTAGTTAATTATTCACAAGGTGGAGCAAGTAGTTTTCAACAACCTATATCATATTCTGCAACATCTGATTTGTATAGTTCACCAATTAAAATGGGAGGTTCTTCACCTATAACAAATTTTGCTATTGGTGTATACTGGCAAAATTTACAAGGTCAGTCAATTCCTCTACAAACATGGGGACTTCGTAATTGTTCGTTAAAATTAACATTTACCCATAAAGATATAATTGAGGGATCAGGAATTCAAAAAATTCACAGGTAAATAAAGTTTAAAATAATTAAATAATAATTAAATTAAAAACTATTTTTTTTATTATATAATACAATTAAATTTTTCAAACAAATTAAACATTTTTAAAATAAAAGCAACCTAAGAAATGATGAAACTCGCAAAAGCAATTGATGGTAGGGTTGACCTATCAGAGCCCACTTTGGTTGTATTTGAGTCTGTACCTTCAGTGCAGTACTATACTGCTGTACCACCTTCTCCATCACTTTCCCCTAACATAGTAATTCCAGTTACTCCAAATTTCGGTCTAAGTCGTTCGCTGACATTTAATGCCCAATTGACATTTACTATTACAGGTACTAATTTAAATCTATTCACAGAACAACAATGTTTGTCACTTCGTGCTTTCCCAATTAATCAATCACTTCAAAATTTGAACATTATGTTGGGTACAAACGGTATTCAAATTGAACCATATAAATATACTTCTGCATTTCTTCAGCTTAATAATGACAGTTTAGCACAAAGACAAAATCAATCTGGAACTGCATCTGCTCCTGATCTTGTAACAAATTATTCAGATATTGTTGGAACAGTTGCATCTCCTTTTGCAAATGGTTTAGATGAAAATCAAAGTAGTTCAATTAACAGTTGTAGAACAAAACAACTTTCAAATTTTGTATTAAGTAACAATAATACAACTTTAACTTTTACTGCTAATATTTATGAAGATTTAATTGCATCTCCGTTTTTGTATAATGCAACTGTTGACCCACAAAAAGCAATTTTTAACCTAAATAATGTTAATATTACTATGACTTTTAACAATCTTCAGAGAATGCTTTCATATGCCGTTCCAACTGGTGCAACTGTTACTGGTGTTGATGGTGTTTTTGATTATCAAGCTATTTTATGTCAATTTATCACTCCTTTTGGTTCATCACTTGCTAACCGTACAATGCCTACTTCATATAATTATAGTTATATTCAATCAACAGATACTACAATTGCTAATCTACCAGCTGGATCATCTGTTCAAATTTCAACAAATACTCAACAACTATCAATTATTCCTGATACTTTCCTAATTTATGTTATTCCATCTGATACTTTTATGAATCAAGTTGCTATGTCATCTCCTTCCTTTTTCCTTCCAATAACCAACATCAACATAAATATTGGAATCCGTCAAAGTGTTCTTGGACAAGCAACCCAATTTCAATTGTGGCAAATCTACAAGAAAAATGGTGGTATTGCTGACTGGTCAAGATTTTCTGGTGCTACTATTGTTGATAGTACTGGAAATTCTAAAGGAACTTATTCATCAAGTCCTCTTATTTTGTCTGTGGCACAAGATTTGCAATTACCTCCTGAAAGTACGGTGGGAGAAGTTGAATCAAGTAATTTTCAAGCTAATGTTACTGTATATAATAATACTGGATATAATCTTACTAATTGCATTGTTAGAGTTGTTTCTTTGACCGATGGATGGATTACCACATCAGGAAATGGACAAGTTGATGTTCATACTGGAGGAATTACTCCTGAAATGGTCGCTGCTGCAAGTGAAATGCCATATCTTGCAGAAGAAACACTAAAAAGAAATGCTAGAGGAAAGGGATATTCTGGAGGAAAATATACTTGGGGAGATTTTAAGCATGATATGCGAGGAGTTCTTGATTATATTTCTCCAGTTAGTAAGCCTATTATTGGTGCACTAACTACTAAAACCGTAAACAAAATTAGCGGATCTGGAATGTATCCAAGACAAAAAATTAGAGGAGCAATTCGTGGAATGTTTTAATTAAATTTTTCAAAAATTCAAAATAAATAATAATTAAATTAAAAACTATTTTTTTTATTATATAATACAATTAATTTTTTCAATCAAATCAAACTTAATAAAAAATGTACGGTGGTTTAACTGGTTTCGGAATGCATCCCTCACTTGGTGGTTTACTTATTGGAGGTGCAAAATCTCCAAGAGTTCAAAAAAAATATGCAACTGAAAGGCCTTATGTAAAAAGTACTACAAAAGCTTCTGAAACATTCGCTATTAAGCAACAGCGAGCAATGGCAAGAAAACTTCAAAGTGAACAAAATAAAGCAATCAAAAAATCACCAATTTATAAAGCTCATGTTAAAGCTTATCATGCATTATTAAAAGATTATGCTAAACATAATTTAAGACAATTAACCGCTGAAGAATCAATGGTAATCGAAGAGGCTATAAGATTGGGACAGGGCGACCGAATCCCATATCTTATTCAAGATAGAAACCAGCATGAGAGACTTTTGAAGGCTAAACACTTTCCAATGTGGGCAGCGACCGAAAATGTTTTTGAGTATGGTCTACCAAGAAAAGAAAAAATGTTTACTATGGGCAAAATGTTTCCTTATAAATCTAGAGGTGCAACTGCTATTGAAGGTGCTTATTATGGTCCAGAAATAGCTCAATCTTCACCTTTACTTATAGGTAATGAGCCTATTTATAGTGCAAGAGTTCCTCGTGGATTAAGTTCTTTTATGTCTGGTGAACCAACAGGTCTTGGATTACCAAGAAGAAGAGGTACTGTTAGAAATCCATCTTCTGGTCAATTTATTTCTCCTTCTTCTGAAGAATTTCTTCAGGTTGTTCCATTTAGTGAATATTAGGGAGTGGGGCGAGAACCCCCTGAACTATGGGAAGAGGTAGTTTTTGAACATTGGGGATTATCTCCTGAAGATGTAGTTAGTGAAAGTGATTATATACCAAATCAAGAAGAATATGTTTTAAGCGGTGATGGATTAACAGGTGGAAAATTATCTATAAATCATATAAAAAGAATGTTAAAAGCTAGTTATAAAGATGCACCAGAAAAAATTGATGATTTTATTTTAGATAAAGAATTAAGTGGAAAATATGCTGTAGTTTATTATAACCCAATTACAGGTCAAGCCGTTGTGGCTCATAGAGGCACAAAAGAAGCTATTGATTGGACTAATAATTTAATGTATGCAGTTGGACAATATAAATGGACTCCAAGATATCAAGAAGGTTTAAGAACTCAAAGATTGGCAGAAAAAAAATACGGAGCTAAAAATATTTCAACTATTGGACATAGTCAAGGGGCAATTTTAGCGCGTGAATTGGGACAAAACACAAAAGAGATTATAACATTAAACCCTGCATATAAAGGAGAAAAACCGCTTAAGAACGAATATAATATAAGATCATCAAGAGATGTTGTAAGTTCTGGATTATGGGGAACGAAGAGAAGTCATGATTTAGTTATTCCTGCAAAGGGTGTTAATTTATTAGGTGAACACATGATAGATATTTTAGATCGTGTTGACGGAAATAAAATGATAGGTTCGAATTAATAATATTAATTTAAAAAATTATTTTTTTTAATATATAATATAATATTTTTTCAATCAAACTCAAAATAAAATGTCGGCTCGCACAATTCTTAATCCTCCTATCAGTTTGTCGTCTGGAAATGCTGAAATTGATGTTTCTCAAGTTGCAATAAGTAGTTCTAATGGAGGTGTTGATTATTCTTTAACTAGTTATTCAAATACTCTATCTATAGCCTGTCCAACTACTGCAACACCAACTATTCAAATTGGTAATACTAATGATTATGTTCAATTAAAATGTCCATCTGATAATACTTTACAATTACCACAATTACAAGTTAATAGTGAGACAGGAAATGTTGTCACACTATCCGCAATATCAACTGATTATTTAAGTCTTAATGGTGGAAATTTGCAAGGTGCAAACCTTAATGCAACTGCAGGGGTTCAATGTGCAGGAACCTTAAACATGTCAGATTCACAAGGAAGTGCTGATATTGTTTATACATACCCATATTTAACAATTAATACTCCTTTGGGTGTTGGTAATTATGTTAATGCACCATATTACACCGGCGGATTATATAATGCAATCGAAGTTTTTAGTCCACCAAGAGCAATTCCTGCCTATACTGGTACATCAGATGTTATTGTTGTTATCCCTTGGAATCCAACGGCTAATTGGACTACTACCACAGTTACAGTAGTACAATCTTTAGTAACTGACTACCCTACAGTTGTTACTGGTGTAGGATTGGTAAAAATTAGTTCAAATCAATTGCAAATAACTTTTTTCACTGCAAACACAGGCACCCAACCAAGTAATTTATACTCTGTAAGTTATATTGTCGCTAATCAACAAAACTAAACTAAAAAAAAAAAAATATAATTGTTATAATATAACATGCAAGAATTAAGCGAAATATTTTATACATTATTAATAACATCTACTATAGGCTTAATTTTAGCAGTTGCTAAATTGTGTTATAAAAGTAAATGCCGAGAAGTTAATTTCTGTTGTATTAAGATAGTTAGAGATGTTGAAGGAGAAGAAAAGATTGATGAACAAACACCGCCAAGTCCAAGACCTATACAAGACTCTGTTTAAAGATCATTTAGATTTAATTCTATTTGTTTAGGACTCTTTGCTGTGCACTTATTAGAATTAAGATTTACTACTAATTCGTTTTTATATCCTTTTCCAACTCTTTTAAATGTTAGAAGCGGAATATTCGCAACTTTAATAATTGAGTAGGAATGATAATTACCGTTAGTACTACATTTCCATGCTATTTTCTTATCTTCCTCAGATAATTCATCCCAAATCTGATATCCTGCCTTTTTACCTATTTTAATATAGATTTCTTTTTTTTCTTGATGTTCAAGATCATTTGTGAGTACTTCTAAGTTAGACATATTAAAAATTCTTAAAAAAAAATATTAGTATATATATATTATAAAATATATTTATTTAATATAAAATTAATTAATTATAAATGCAATTTCATATATGCCATATTTATTAGTGCCCAATTACTCTTTGATAATTTACCCTCATCATCAAAATCTTCAATTGAACTGAATTCTTCTCTAATATTAAATTCCTCGTTTAAATTCAAGTAAAACTTTGTATAAAAATTAGTTTCTTTTCTTAAATATCTATCCATTTGATTTACTAAATAATATAATATCCCATCTGAATATTTACCCCAACAATCAATATAAAATTGTGATAATAAATGCCTATTATCATCAACTTTAAGATATATTTTTTTATTTCCTTCTAAATATTCAAATATTAAATCTTCAACCTCTTTAGGAATATTTTTAACCTTGCATACCTTTATAAGTGCTGAAATTGATGACATTATTTTTATTAAATCTTATTAAAAAATTTTTTCTTAAAAAATATTAGTATATATATTATAAAATTTATTTTTTTAATATAAAATTAATTAATTAATTATTTAATTTTTTTAAAAAAAATTTTTAAAATTAGGTCGAAAAATTAGGTCGAAAAAAATTAAGAAAAAAATTTTAAGTTGGTCTAAAAAAATTTTTAAAAAGTATTTTTTTTT